CCACTGTCCCTAACCGCCACCCCCATGCGTCTCATTTCCCGATACCTCTGTAACGCGGCGATCGTGGGGGAGTACTCGGCGGCCTTATTGAGCATGTTCTCTGTACGGATGCGCCAGGCCACACGTCCCATCGGGGTGTACATCGACCAATAGCGCCTTGCAGCGACCCTATCGCCGGGCATCAGCGACCATTGATTCGTGTCGCCAAAGACCCCTCTGTACACGCCCTGTTGCGCCGCGTAAGCGCCCAGCCACTTGAGCCGTGGGAGGACGCCAGACGCGTTGGGGTCTGGAAAGTATCTCGCTTCCGCCCCCAGGTGCGCAATGCCCTGTGCGTTCGCCATGCCCGCCCGTGTGGCGTTGTTGTCCTTCATCCACCCCTGTCGGATCGCGAACCGCCCAAGGGGTCCGGGTTTTTGGCGCATGAAGTAGGGCGCTTCCGAGAAGCGGAATTCGTTGAAATCATACCTGTCTCTCATCAAATTCATGCCTCCCTCGCCCCCCATTTGCATGTAAGGCTCCATCGTCAGTGCGGAGTAAGTCCACTTGGCCCTCTCACCAAACGCCGTTTGAATCCACTCTCCCACTGCGCCACCCGCATTTGGGGCCTGCAACGCTGCGTGTGTTCTCCGCAGTGCCATTGCGTGCGCATAGTGGTCCCACATGAAGGCCGTCCACGACGCCGCCGCCGACGTCGCGCCGAGCGTTTCCCAGTCTAAGCCTAACTGCCACGCGCGGTGCTTTTGCTCACGCTCGGCCTGTGAGCGATCCTCGGCGTTATCTCCCTCTAGGCGCACGAGCACACTGACGTGCTCCTCCATCCTGTCGCCCCATTCCGCATGCGCCGCCTCGGTTGCGTAATTCATTGCTTTAGTTTAAGAAAGAACATGATCGCGACGAGCATCAGAAGGTACCCTATAGTCCGTCCACCGAGTCCCTGTGCAGCGGATGTGAGCATGTTCCCCAGGGCCTTGACGCCGTCTTGTACCGCTTGCACGAGTGAACCGCCACCACCGACAAATGAAGCGATGAAGGCCAGAATGCTGTTGACTGTGTCTGTCACCCACTCAATGATCGACACAGCGATCCCTTCGACTCGGTCGCCAACTTTCTGTGCAATGTCTTGGATGTCTGGAATCAACCCGTTCTTTAGGTAACAGAAGACTTCATACAGCACATACGCTGCGACCCCGTAGAGCCCCAATCTGCCCGCAATCCCAACCATTGTTTCGACTTGCATCAACCGCAGAAGAGAGTCGAGTTGCGCCGCCATTCGACTACTACTTAGATTAAGAACTTCCACACCACGAACGCGCTCGCGGCGGCGCACACGACATCGAAATCCGGGCCCCCACCCCCGCCCCCCGGCTCTGGAAACGGCTTTGAGATCAGTATTGGTTGAGAAGGAGGTCGCTCTTGTGGGTAATGTGGTCGTGCGGGTTGTGGCGCGGGCACGTTGAAGGTGACGGGTGGGGCCGTGATCACGATGTTTCTTGGACCACGCGTGTCCCTTGGTGGCGGTATTGGCTGGGCCAAGCGTGGACCGTTCCACCAGTTGTAGGCCCTATTAGCAGCAAGTCCTATGGCCCCAACCGTAGCGCCCGAGGCGGCATAGGTACTTGCAGCGATCATGCCCCAGCTTGCCTGTGCAGCACCAGCGGCGACCGGAATTCCTAGAACCACCATCTACTCACCCCCCTCAGATTTTACAGCTCGGTCTTTACCGACACCGGCTTGCTCATCTTAGAGAGTGCCGAGGCCACGCGCGCGTCCCCGAGTTAGCCGCGTGCACTGTGTAGACGGTCGTGCCGAGCGCGAGGCAGAGGCGCCACTCGGGGGCAAGGCTCATGTTCGCGCCGTACTTGATCTGCAGCTCGTCGATGATCGAGGCGAATTGGTCGTCGTTGTCGCGCACGACGGTCGTCAAGCCATTCAAGTTGAGCCCGAGTGGGTTGAACTGCTCGAACGCCGCGACACCCGCGTGGAAGAATTGCATGCCCATGTTGTTGTCCTTGTTGCCCAGCTGCTGCTCGTAGAAGTGGATCTCGTCCTCGATCTCCTCGGTCGCGCTCTTGCCGCTGATCTTGTTGCGCGACTTCAGCTCAGGGAACCGCTCCCGGTACGCGCCGACCTTGTCCAGCAGCTTCGACCGATCGACTGGGTCGGGCGTTGGAGGCGGTGGTGGTGGTGGCATGCTCGACGATCCGGCCTTGCCCTTCCCCGACGACATGCGTTCCTCGCGCTTTGCGGCCGTCTCCGCGTTGAGCACCGTGACCGGGTCCTTTGCCCCCTTCCTGTTCTTCGCCACCGCCTCCTCAATCGCGACTGAGGAGAGGCCATCGAGCTTCAGAGGATCACTCATCAGACACTGAGTCAGAAAAGAGTTGCAGGTACCTCCAGAACTTGTCATGCAGTGGGGGTCGCAACTGCACGAACACCACGGCCTCCCACAGTTGCGCCGGCATGTTCTCCTTATGCGCCGCGAGCCCGTCGAACGAGCGGTTGCGGATCGCGTCGCCCGCCTTCTCGCGCAGCTCCTCGCAGATCGCCACGAGCTGGACCGGCCGGAGCCCCGGGAGCGGACGCTTCGGCAGGCCCTCGAGCACCAGCCAATTGCACATGTTGTCGGTCTTCTCGGCCAAGAAGTCACCGACCGTCTGCATTCCGACCGGTTTGCGCATCATGTGAACAGGTACACTGCACCCGCGACAGTCAGTGGCATCAGAAGAAAGTGGCGATTCGTCGCGTCCTGTGAAGCGCTAAGGCGGTAGTAGGGTCGCATGCTTCCGTCGGCCTTGAAGGCGCACGTGGGGTACTTGACCGCGTACGCAAGCGTGCCGGCGGCGATTCCTGCGGTCAACGCGCGCGAGAACGGTGAGCCGAGCCCCGCTGCGACCATGACGCCGCGCCATCCCTCGATCACGTCCTGAGTCTCCATCGACTTCAGAGTCAGAATTAGACGATCCCACCACTTCCGTCGTAGTTGCTGCCCGACTGCCGATCCGGATTGAGCTGCATGACGTGCCGGGCGAGGGCGTTGATGTCGCGGTCTCCACCCAGCGGCTGCTGAGCGTCCGACTGCGTCCAGTCCGTGCGCCGCGAGGGACGCTGGCCAGACCCGGCGGAGGCGAACGGAAGCTGCACGCCGGGCTTGTGCTTCTCGACGAACTGGTACGGAGCCAGCCAGCCGGTCTTGTACGAGGCGTCCTTGGGCTGGCGGCGCGAGAGCGAGGGCCCGTCGATCTTGCCCTGGTCCATGAGGTAGAGGAAGTGCAAGTCGTCGAAGGTGTTGACGCCCCAGTTGTCGATCATCTGCTTGCGGATCGCGTAGTCGTAGTCGTCGTGCACCTGTGCAACACGGCGGTGGACGAACTCGGGGTACACTTCCATGAGCCACTTGAGGTTGCCGGGCTTGCGGACATCGACGAGCGTGTTAATGTATCGGTCAAAGTCCGCAAGCTCCGCCTGGCGCTGCATCGTCTGCAGGTAGTCGACCTCCGAGTCCTGGATCGGGTCCGGGCGCGGGACCGCCGAGCTCCCCTGCTCCGCCGCAGCGTTGCGGATCGCCGCGCGAGCGACCATGCGCTCCTTCGCCTCGGTCGGCACCGCGTACTTGGCCGGCGCCATGCCCGAGTAGTTGTACCACTCCGGCGCTCCCGATGGCCGGCGCATGTCGGTGCCCCCCGTCGGCGCGACCATCTTCTGCCGTGCGGCCATCTCGTACGCGTGCAGACCCGCCGCGGTCTCCATGCCCATCGACGCCTGACCCGTGTGGCCGTTGTAGAGGCTCATCGCACTGGCACCCTGTGTCTCTGCCATTCCGGAGCCCGGTGGCGCCATTTTCTACCTTCTGTGCTCAGAAAGTCCTCAACCGTGCGCGACGCAGATCTTGAACCACAGATGGATCCGTCCAAAGTGTGCGGCGCCGCCCTGCCTGTCGGTGAAGCGCAGGCGCAGTTCACCCGACGGATTTGACTGTGGACACTCGAACACGTGCGAGTGCAGGCCGTCGGGGTCGTGTGCGTGGTACTCGATCGCGCCGACGGAGTTGTCCCCATGCGAGCCCACGTGCAGCACTGCAAACGCGCCGTTCGCCTGGGTGTTGTTGCTGACCACGTCACCGTCGACGCCGTCGATGCGCAGCGTCACCCAGTCGTCGGAGATCTGCTCGTGGGCGTGCGCGAAGCCGACCTGGCGCTTGTTGAAGACCGAGTAGCCGCACAGTTTGATCCAGTTCAGCGCCTTCACGCCGTGGTCGAGCTTCATCGAGATCGCGCCCGTGTTCGTCAGCCACTTGTTTACCTTGTAGAGCGGCATGGGCATGCACTCCTCGAACCGCGCACCAATCTCCGCGTCGCTCAGCCCATCGAACGATCCGGGCTTCTTGTAGAACATGCGCTGTGTGTGGCGCAAACGCAGTGACAGTGCTGCTTCGAGATCGGTGCTCGAATGGAGCTTGTACTTGTACGGAATGTGGACGTGCGTGCAGTTGACCGCGGTGTTGAGCCGGTACGCGTACATCGGTTTCGTCAGGGGGACCTCCGATCGTAGGGTTCGGTCGTAGGCCGTCAGTGATGCGGAGTTGATGTCGACCGTTTGGCCGTAGTAGATCGACGGGCTATTAGAATGGAGATGGAAAAGTGTTGTAGAGTCGTTGGCTTCATTGTCTTGAGCGGCGTTTTCGGTATCTGCAGCGGCACCTGCAGCGGTTGCGCGGGGTCGGTTTTCTGCCAGACCGGTATGTTCCGGAATTGTGCCTCCAAAGAGACAAATGGCACCCGTCATCCCATCAATGGGCATGTCGTATCCTGGGATGTGCATGTACCGGTATGCACCTTCACCGTCGACAGTCGTCCCGTGTCGTATGTCATCGCAATCCTTCTCGATTACGGGCATCATCTTGGGATTCTCACCGAATGTACCGTCGTTGACGCTTTTGTACGCGGGAATTTGTCCTATTAGCTTCTGCCCAGCAGGTAAGCTTGCGTACTCCGCTTTCGTGCGCTGTGATGCCGGACGCACTCTTAGCGTCGTGTTGTCGTGGAAGTGAAGGTCTGGTAGGTGCAGGTCGACATGTAACGCGTCTGCCGAGGTCGTCCCAGTCTGGCGGTAGTCATCCTCGCCACTATGGTGATGGTACTGCTGTGTCAACCCGATCAATTTGGGGAGAGTTGGGTATCCAATCTGCCCGATGGCTTGCCACTGGGTCGGGTCATCACCCCAAATTTGGGATGGTCCTTCTCCGCTTGTCATTTGACCATAATCCAGTTCCGGGTACGCCGTGTCCATGCGGAAGACGCAGACCGTGTCGTATACACCATCGGCGGTAGGCGGCGGGCTCGCGGGTGTGGAGACCATGTGGTCCTGCAACAGGACCAGGTTCTCGTCAGCATCTCGTAGATCCGCGTCGAGACCTTCGTCGGTGCCCCCGTGAGCGAGAGTGTTGGTTGGTGGGGAGAGTATTGGGTGTCCTTTGTAGAAATCGATGATGGGTGCTCGCACCAACTGAACGATAGCGCGGTATTCAGTGAAGGCAGTCACAGCATCCCGCACTTGCACTGCATAACCGGCAACCACGCGCATGAAGAACAGTGGATAAGACCCGTTAGATTGCCAGGCCTTCCTGGACGGTGCGAGATCGTGTTCTTCGTCATATTCTCCCATTGGGAAAGTGAGGCCAGGGATGCCCTGGGCGCTGTTTCTGTGGTTGAGTGAGATCACATTGTAGGGATTTGCGTTGAAGTGCAAGAGGTCACCAACGCTTAGAGTCTCCCCAGAGTCTGCCTCATCGAACCGGAGTGTGAGAACCACAGCCGAACTCCTGTGGGATGGGATCAAATGCTCTGCCGTGGCCTCCCGATGCCCGGTGCTGTTGTGTAACATGTTGTTCAAATCAAGACGCCCAGCATGAACGTCGATGAACTTTTGGTATCCAGTGATCTTCATGGTGGTAAAACGGGACACTGGGGCCGCACCATGATGGGAGTGGGAGTCAGGAGACCTGTACTTTACTGCGCGGATGGGGTAGTACAGGACCACAGCATTGCCGTCCACATCCTTGAACTTGAGCCGTTTGACATCTCTCCAATGGCGCCAACTGAACAATTGATACGATTGTACATTAATGACTTCAGTGATGATGAGGTCGGTTTCGTGTGGTAGTGGTCCTGATTCTTGCTTCATTATCCTAGTGCTCGTTGTAGCTTGTGGATTGAAAATCCGTACACGGTCATTAACTGCTAAGGTCGTGCCGCCAACGTAAAGGTAGCCCAACGTGTAGATTGAGTCAAATACACAGTGCGGTAGAGACAGCCCCCATTGGTAAGCCCAGGTACCTGCAGATGGCCTTGATAACGTGCCCGGTAAGTATCGGTTGTCCCAAAGCTTCTGAGCGGTCCACCAATCACCCGCAACCCGCGTGGATTGCTGACCTACGTGTTCTGCGGAGAGGTTACCCTCGACATAGCACCCGTTGCGCAGCTTACTCACCTCGACCTTCTCCATCACCGTGAGCACATCGGTGAAGCCGCCCGCACCCGTCGCGCCGATGCGGATCAGATCGCCCACCTCGAGATCGTCGTTCTGGATGCCGTTCGCCGTGCACCACGTGAACCAGTCCGAGTCGCGGTTAATCACGGCGAACTCGGTTCCGTCAGTGTCGCTGCTCTGCTCGACGCTCCACACGGCGCCCTTGAACGTCTCGTCGAGGTCGTAATCAGATTTCGTCACAAAGACGTTGAGAACCTTCGACCGGCAGTTCCCGCTGTCGATGCGCGCCATTTGACCTTTCCATTGGAAATTTCTGAGCCGTCCAGAAAAGCAATCACTGGATGGAATGTGCGCGTACCATACCCAGGCCGATGTTGACGCTGCTTTCGCCGACCTGGATGCTTATCTTGCCCAAAGCGAGCCTGCAGACGATGGTGCTTGCGTTAACTGTGGTTCTCGCACTTTTGAAAGGTGCTCAAATCCGGGCAAGACGGTCGACTTCTACAGCTGCTGCGTCGGCTGTGGCGCCGTGCAAGCTGGGGTCGCCTATGCATCAGAGCCGTGGGTGGTGCACTCGAACTATAAGCGCATCCATCACTGGCACGAGCGCATTTCTCAGCTCCTGCTGCAGGAGAGCCGCATTCCTGACGACCATTTTGCACAGATCACGGAGCGCATCCGCCAGGGCGCATACACCTTTGTCAACAAGGACGTCATCCGCGCAGTACTCCGATCTCTAGGCATGCAGATGTACATCGAGAAGTGGTTACAGATCGTGCAGCGTCTCACGGGCGTCGAGCCGCCCAAGCCCGGCCCTCTGCTCACCCAGCAGCTGGACGACATGTTCCTGCAGCTGCAGACACCGTTCAGCATGTGCAAGATCACCGGGCGTAAGAACTTCCTAAACTACAACTACGTACTGTGCCGACTCTTCCAAATACTCAAGTGCCCGCAATTCGGTATGTTCTTCCCGCTCATCAAGTCCAAGCAGAAGCTCAAAAGCCTCGACGAGATGTGGGCGGCCATGGCGACGCAGCTCGAATGGGAGATCACGCCGTTGCAGACGGTGGCACCATTTGCTGTGAAGCTCGAGCCACACGTACCCCTACCTGCCGAGACAGCGCCGCCAGCCGCCCCTGCAGCTCCGGCTGCGACACGAACAGCGCCTGCGAGAAAGGTATTCCGTAAGTCGGATCAACGCCTTCTCCGCGAATTAGACCGGCAAAGAGAGCTAAAGCAGCGCCGTTCAACCCCACCTGCACAAGAGCTTCAAAGACTTGGGTGGTCAAAGAGGCTTCAGCGTCCCGTTTGGGCAAGATAGCCTCGATCGACGCGCCAAGGACGATGCCCGCCGTGGCCTGGGTGACTGCGAGTTGGATTCCGCGCGACGCCATTACTGTGGACTCAGAATTACTTCACCAACTGGTCCCAAGGCTTGGGAAAGATGTCCTTGACGCTCATCAGTTGCTGAGCACTCACTGGGCCGTCGCGCGAGGGTACGGGTGTGTCGGTGTTCATCGCGCTCTCCCAATACTCCTTGCTGCCCATCGGGAAGGGGCCAATCTCCTGTGCCTTCCACCAGCTCATCATCTCGAGTGGGTCGATGTGCGTCTCGGGGCATGTGTTGATGACCAGGATCTCGTTGTCCTCGGTGTAGGCGTCGACCACGCGGTTGAACGCGTCCTTGGTGAGGAAGTCGCCAAAGTCCTCCCAGAGCGCCTCGCGTTGGCGGCCCTGGATGGTCTTCATGATGAAACAGTAGTCGGTGTTACCGCGCAGTGTCGGTGTGATTGCCTTGGCGTATTGTGTCGTGATGAGAACGAACAGTCGGTAGTGCCGCCCCGCGACGAAGAGCTCCATCAGGTTCTCGTCGTACTTGAGCCGCTGGTCGGAGATCACGTCGTCGAGCAGCACAAAGAACGGCGCCTTCTCGTCCTTCTCCTTGTCGGTCAGGTTCTTGTCGTTGAGGATCTCCTTCTGGCGTTTGAACACCGCGTCGAGGATCTCGGGCTGGTACTTGGGGTAGATGAACTTCTTCGGCACGTAGTCGCGCCAAAATTTGTTGAGCTCGTCGGTCTGTGAGATCACAATCCCCGCGGGGATCTTGTCTTTCATCAAGTACATGAGGTTGCGAAAGCACCAACTCTTACCGGTCCGGCGCTTACCGACCGCTACTACGGTGGCGTCGAGCTTAATGTCTTCAGGGGTGAAGTAGGGCAGATCGGGCAGCTCAACCTCCGCGTACTTATCCGACGCCAGGACGGGCATCGTCGCGTGGGCTCCAAAGGTCTTGTTCTTCTGTGGCGCAGGGGTGCTCCCCTGGTGAGGGTCCACATTCTCCTTGTCGGGCTCCTTAGGCGGCATTTCCCACTAGCTCAGAATCATATGCCTTGGCGAACATCGATTCGCATGCGGAGAACGCGTGCACCTCGGCCTTCTCCTCCAGCTGGCCGCGCTGGCACACGACGGAGATGTCCTGGAAGGTCCAGTGGATGCCGAACTTGTCGCCACCCACGCCCGTGTACACCTGGTTCGCGTAGATGGTCGCCGCGACGACGTCTCCGGGTGCGACGCGGCCGTTCGGGATGGCCTTGCCCGTGTAGTCGCAGACGGCGATCTTGCGCTCGTGCTTGCCCCCGAGACCGTCCCACGCATACTTGGTCGTCGAGAGGTTGAGCGTGTGGCCGGTGAGCACGCCCGACATCTTGTCCACCTTCGGGCGGATGCTGCGGATCTGGAGCATCTTGACCTCGTCGCGCGACAGGTTCTTGCGCCCGAGGATCTTGAGCTGGTTCTCCGTGACGTAGTCAAGCAGCAAGTCGTCGATGGCTTCGAGCACCGTCTTGAAGTACTGGAACTCCTCGTTGTCCATGTCGTTGATGCGTGCGTCGTTCAAGTCCAGTGTGAACTTGGCCTTCGAGATGTCCGTTGGCCCCCACATCGTCCCAAAGTTGCCGTCCCCACTCACCCGCGGCCACAGCGTCACCGCAGGCGCCGTCACCAGGGCCACCTCCTGCAGCCCGGCGGGGCCGTGCGTCATGTTGACTGTGTTCTTACCCTGGCGGTCCACACCCATCGTGAAGACGATGTTTTGGGGCTGGAAGCAACGGTAGTGAACAAAGTCCTTCATCTCAGTAGTAGCGGTCAGAAATTCCACTGAACCGGGAGCCTGCCAGTCCAGCGGCTTGCAGTGCGATCGTGTTGGGCGTGTAACCGTCCACTGAGGGGAGCGGACCCTTGCCAAGTGTGATCGGACCCTGTTCGGTACCTATGCTCTCGGTCGGCCGCGGATCGTCGCTCGCAATCCCTAGGACGTTATCAAGCGGGATGATGTGTGCGACGCGTGTGTTGCCGTCGGTCTTACGTGTGTCGCCGAGGCACGGGTGCTTTGTTACAGTGTACCTGCCGTAGTCGGGTGCTCGCAAGTCGGGGAGAGTGCTAAAAGTGACACACCTCTTAAACGTCTTCTGTGCCATTCCTCATGCGCTTAGAAGATGGCGAGTCGTCGAACGGGTCTTCCGGTGGGCCCTCCCACACGCCGTGCAGGTTCTCGGGTTCGACCGCTCTCCAAAGCGTCGTGTCGGTGTTGAGCTGTGCGACCCGGATGCGCTCGAGCACGGTGTCCTTCTCCCCCGGGCGCATCGATGGGATCTCCGAGCAGCCGCGTTTCATGCAGGCGAAGAAGACTGCGTAGCGCTCGAGCAGGTAGTCGAACACCAAGGGGTCGCGCCACACGCGGTAGATCTTCATTTGGGTTGGGGTCCAGCTGATGAAGTCGCACCATTGGCGATCCAGTATTTCGAGCAGACCGTTGACTTGGCAGTAGTAGTGCGCAGGGACCTCGGCGTGGGGCACCTGCTTGACGAAGGGGCACTTGACCTCGATCATGCCCTCGTCACCGACCAGGCCGTCAGGTGAGCCCCCTAGCCATGCGTAAGTCGGGTGCGTGAAGAAGCCCTTGCTCTGCACGACGTTGCCGGTGCGCACCATGTAGTCCTTGATCGCGTTCTTCTCGTTGCGCGTGCCCCACAGACAGGCGTCCAAGTTACCCTCCCACTTCACCTCCCCGACGGCCTCCTTCAACGCCTTGCGCCGCGAGACGTAAGGGTTGACGCCCGCCGCCGCGCCAAAGTTGGAGGCCGTCAGCTTGCCCTTGCGTGCGTTAAACCACGCGGGCGTCCCCTGCTGAGTGTTCATCCAGACACTTAATTGCTGATGAGAAAATCCAAGTAACAAGTGGATGGCATACGACCCTTTGTACCGCTACCCGTCACGCTACCGACGCTATTCTGCGGCAGCTGTAACCGCTGTGAGTGGTGGGATCGGCGTCGCGTACGAAGTGGGAAGGAAAAGTATGGTAGACTCCTGGGCAGAATTCGTGGGAGCGCCGGTGACTACATTGCTCAAACTTTACAATTCGGGTGAAATGGTTCGAGATTTTCGCAACATGTTCACACAGGGTAAGCCTGATAGCACTCGACTTGGTAAGGCATACAAGCAGTTCAAATCAAATACTGCGGCGTGGGATGAGTTAGGTGTTGATGATGTTGTGATGTCCGCCTGGGATACAATGACGTCAACAAACGGCACCGACGCGACTGAAAAGGCGAATGAGGCTGTCCGACCAAACGTCACAACAAGTGTGCAAAGTAGAAAGGCGGACAAACTAGCAGGCAAGGCGCTTCCGGATGTCGCTGACGTTGATCTTTCTGAAGGATACGGTGTATGACGTGGGACTGGAACGCTCGGGGCCAGCTGCCAGTGGATGCGACCGCGAGTGGCACGACGGGTGGAGGCCGAGTGGGCACGAGCACCGAGGCGAGCAAGACGCAGGCGTGGCCACGGTACGAGGCCGAGTACCTCAAGCGCGCGCTGCAGTCCGAGCGTTACAAGTACGACACTGAGGGCCTCGACGAAGCACAGCGCACAGTCTACCTGGACCACGTCGTCGAGAAGTACAAGGAGGAGGCCGACGAGTGCCTGAAGGCCGAGTTCGAACAGTGGCTCGAGGGGCGGCACGAGTGCAACGACCCCGAGTCCGACCAGGTGTACGACAACGCCGAGGGGAAGCCGGTGCGACGGTGGGTGCTGCGGACGCGCGAGGCCGAGGATCCGGAGGGGTTCACGAAGGTGGGCCAGGCGCGCGCGGGGTGGAAGCACACGCCGTGGGGCCGCGCGTCGCTGACGGGTCTGCCGGGGGTGCGCCAGTACCTGCGCAAGCAGAAGGAGACCGCGATGGACGAGGACCTGAAGATGCAAATGCTCGCAGAGTTCGGCCCACAGGATCTGGACGACGCGTGGAAGTACTTCAAGCACTGGGTCAAGGGCCGG